TGGGAGGACCAGCAACTTCAGAAGCTATTGTTATAGCCTCTACTTTGTATAGTGCTTCTGCTCGTACACTATATGCTCGTCTTAAGCCACTAGCAAATAACCTTGCTACAGCAGCTACAACTGTTACTTATTTAGTTGAGTTTCTACATCTTGGCTCTACTCCTGACCAGTAGACATGCCACAGATAGGAAATGATAAAAATCCTATGATCCTAAATGGCTCTAGTAAGCCTAAAAGCACTAGAGTCTTAGGATTGTTAGGTAGCGCATATTCTGGCGAAGCAAAACAAAAGTATCTTAATAACTACGATAAAATATTTGGTAAAAAGAAAAAGGGTAAATAATGGCTACAACATATTTAACACTCGCTAATGAGACTTTAAGAGAGCTTAACGAAGTTCAACTTACATCTTCAAACTTTTCAGATGCAGTAGGAATACAGGCTTTTGTTAAAGAGTCTATTAATAGAGCATTAAATGATATAGCTAACCAAGAACCTCAATTACCTTTTTTTGCAGCAGCAGCTAGTGGAGAAACAGATCCTTTTTATGGTAACGTAACTGTAGCAACTGTAAAAGGAACTCGATGGTACACTCTTAAATCAGGAAGCTCTAGTATAACTACTGATTATGCTTCTATAGATTGGGATGATTTTTATATTACAACAATTAGTGTGTCAGGTGAATCAGCTCCTTATGTTTCAAGAGGTTTAAAGTTTATATCTTTGTCAGATTGGAGAAGATATTTACGAGATTCAGAAAATTCAGATGATGCAGACGGTCAAGTACATGGAGAACCTCGTTATGTTATAAGAAGTCCAGATCATCGTAAATTTGGATTAAGTCCTATACCAGATAAAGTATATAATGTTCATTTTTATGCTTATGCTAAACCAACTGCTCTTTCAGCACATGGCGATGCTATTATTCTTCCTGACCAATATGCACCTGTTATATTAGCTAGAACACGTTATTATGTTCATCAGTTTAAAGAAAACTTACAACAAGCAGCTTTTGCACTAGATGATTATAAAAAAGGTATGAAGTATATGAAGTCTAATTTAATTAATCCACAACCAAAAAGTATGACAGACGACAGGATTTATTTCTGATGGCAGCTTCACAACCTTTTTCAGTAGCGTTGCAAGGAGGTTTAGATAAGTCTAGTAATTCGATAGAACTTTTACAAACTCCGGGAAAAGCAACAAGATTAAAAAACTTTGAAGTCTCTACAAAAGGCGGATACAGACGCATTAACGGTTATTCGCAGTTAGGTGATGGAACAAGACCTAATAGCTCTAATGAAATATTAGGTATGCACGTTTACGCAGACGGAGTAATAGCTTGTTCAGGAACAAATATATATTTTAGCCAAGACGGTGACAGTTGGTTACAAATAAATAAAGCAAGTGTTGCAGGTGGAGGAGACAACTACAGCACCTTTACAGGTCGTAGTGCTTCTGCAAGAACTTCACAAAGTAAAGCACACTTTGCTACTTTTGAAGGAAATACAGTATATGGAGAAGTTATTATTACTGATGAAGGTTCTGGAGTAAAACCTTTTTACTTTAAAATGACAGGAACAGATTCTTCTTTAAGTAATTAGAACTTTTTTTTGCAAAAGAAATAACAGTAAGCGGAACACATTATCCAAAATATTGTGTNATCCACGATAAACATTTAGTGGTTGCAGGAGCAGCTACAGCTTTAAATACTATATTTTATAGTGGCACAAGTGACATAGACGATTTTACTTCTACAGGATCAGGCAGTATTGTACTCGATGATCAAGTAGTAGGGCTAAAATCTTTTCGTAATGAATTATTTATATTTTGTAAAAACTCTATATATAAACTGCAGAATATAAATAACTCAAGTACGATAGCTATTGTACCAGTTACAAAAAACGTAGGTTGTGTAGATGGTAAAACTATTCAAGAGTTTGCAGGTGATCTAATATTTCTTGCTCCCGATGGGTTTAGAACTGTTGCAGGTACAGCAAGAATAGGTGACGTTGAATTAGGAACTATTAGTAAATCTATACAACCTATTATAAATGATATTTTTGATAGCGCAACTACTTATGAATACAGTAGTGTAGTTATTAGAGATAAATCTCAATATAGGTTTTATTATAGTGCTTCAAATGCTTCAACAACTAATTCAAGAGGGATTATAGGAACTTTAACTCAAAGAGGTTTTGAATGGGCAGAAGTACAAGGAATACAAGCTCCTGCAGTAGCTTCTGGATTTAATTATTCAGGAAAAGAAAAAATATATCACGGAGACAGAGATGGATATGTCTACAACCACGATACAGGAAATAGTTTTAATCCTGCAGGAACTGAAACAAATGTGGAAGCAGAATACCAATCACCTGATTATGATTATGGAGATTTTGGAACTTTAAAAACTTTAGATCACGTTAAAGTTTCTGTGTTTCCAGAAGGATCTGTAGAGCCTACACTTAGAGTTAGGTTTGATTATGATAGTACAGACAGGCTTCAACCAACAGATGTAGGAATAATATCAGCAACCCCTTCTATATTTGGAGACTCATCAGCTAGTATTTGGTACAAGTACTTTTGGTGCGCCAGAACAACCTTTAGTAAGAGCTACATTAACAGGAAGTGGACATTAGTAATTTTTTTAAAATATTTAGTAGCGATACAAATGCTCCTTACACAATAAATGGATTATACATAAATTACAGACCATCGGGAAGACAATAACAACAAAGAGAGAATTAAATTATGGCTCAAACATATACCAGACAAAGTTCGATAGCAGACGGAGATACTATAACTGCTGCACTTTTTAACAATGAATACAATCAGCTTTTAAATGCTTTTAGTTACTCTTCAAGTAGTGCATCATCTACAGGACACAGACACGATGGTACTGCTGGACAAGGTGGTAACGTACATACTATAGGGGATTTAGATTTTCTTAATAAAATTGTTGTTGATAGTACTAATAATAGATGGGGTGTCTTTGTTGAAGTATCTTCTGCAGCAGTAGAACAAATAAGAATACAAGACGGAGCAATAGTACCTGTAACAGATAACGATATAGATTTAGGTACAAGTTCTTTAGAGTTTAAAGATGCTTACTTTGATGGTACAGTTACTACCGATGCTCTAGTAGCTGATACAGCAGATATAAACGGTGGTACAGTAGACGGAGCTACAATAGGTGCAAATTCAGCTACTACTATTGTAGGTACAACTATTACAGCTAATACAGCTTTTGTTCCAGATGCTTCAGATGGAGCTGCTTTAGGTACAAATGCTTTAGAGTTTAGTGATCTTTATCTAGCAGATGGAGCAGTTGTATACTTTGGAGATGATCAAGATGTATCTCTTACTCACGTTGCTGATACAGGACTGCTTCTTAACAGCACAATGGCTTTACAGTTTAACGATGCTTCACAGTACATTAATGCTCCAAGTGCTACAGTATTAGATATTAATGCTACAGATGAAATTGAACTTAATGCTACTTTAGTGGATATAAACGCTAATGTTGAAGTTTCAGGAACATTAACAGTAGCAGGCGCAGTAGACTTTGGAGATGCTGCATTAAGTAATGTAGGTGCAGTACAGCTTGATAGTATTGCAGGTGACGGAGATACTAATACTTCAATTACCTTTAGTGGCTCTGATGTAATTACTATTACAGCAGGAGGCGATGCTCAGTTTACTTTTAATAACGGATCTATACTTCCTTCTACAGATAATGATATTGATCTTGGTTCAAGTTCTTACGAATTTAAAGACGCTTATTTTGATGGTACAGTTACCACAGACGCTTTAGTTGCAGATACTGCTGATATTAATGGCGGAAGTGTTGATGGTGCTACGTTAGGTACAAACAGCGCAATAACTCAAGCAGTTATAGATAATGTTAATATTAACGGTGCTACGATTGGTCACACAGATGATACAGATCTTATCACACTTGCAGACGGTGTAGTTACCGTAGCAGGAGAACTAGATGCTACAACACTTGATATAAGTGGAAACGCAGATATAGACGGTACTTTAGAAGCCGATGCTATTACAGTAAATGGTACAGCTTTAGCTACATTTGTTAGAGATACTGTAGGTACTAATATGGTTTCTAGTAATACTGAAAGTGGTATTACAGTAACTTATGATACAACAAATGATAATATAGATTTTGCAATAGATGCAGCTCAGACAACTATAACTTCTATTTATGCTACAGATTTAATATTGGGAGAAGACTCTCAAACTGCTATTGATTTTGGAACAGCAAATGAAATTGATTTTAAAGTAGATAACGCAGCTCGATTAACATTAACAGCATCAGCACTATATCCTGTAACAGACAATCAAATAGATTTAGGAACAAGCTCTTTAGAGTTTAAAGACGCATACTTTGACGGTACTGTAACATCAGATGCTTTTGCAGGACCTTTAACAGGTGATGTAACTGGTACGTCTTCTAAAGTTACAGTATCTGATAGCACAGCAAACACTAACTTTCCTGTTGTGTTCCACGATGAGTCTGATTCTTTATTAGACGATACAGGAGCTTTACGATATAACCCAAGCACAGGACAACTGTTAGTACCTAATCTTACTGTTGCAGGAACAACAACAACTGTAGATACGGTTACAATGGAAGCTTCTAATGCAATTATTTTTGAAGGTGCTACAGCAGACGCACACGAAACCACGCTTACTGTAATAGATCCTACAGGAGATAGAACAATAAATCTTCCTAACGTATCTGGTACGCTTCCAGTATTAGCGGCTACATCAACTACTCAGATCAGCTCTACACCAGAAGAACTTAATATACTCGATGGAGCTACCGTAGTTGTTGGAGAAATAAACGCACTAGACTTAGGTTCTACAGCAGTCGGTACAGCTATTGCTTCTAAAGCAGTTATACTAGACTCTAACAAAGATTACACAGGTATTAGGAACTTAACTATTACAGGTGAGTTAGACGGTGCAACTTTAGATATTTCAGGTAATGCTGACATAGATGGTACTACTAACTTAGATGCTGTAGATATTGATGGTGCAGTTCAAATAGACGGAGCAACTACTTTTGGTGTTGATGATACAGGAGTAGACGTTAAATTCTTTGGTGCTACATCAGGAGCATATTTGTTGTGGGATGAAAGTGCAGATAAATTATTGACAGCAGGCGGAGCTGTAGTAGATATAGTTAAGGATAAACTATTAATAGGCGGAACTGCTGTAACAACAACTGCTGCAGAACTTAATGTATTAGATGCAGTAACAGCAGGAACAGTAACTGCAAGTTTAGGAGTTGTTGTAGATAGTAATAAAGACATTGGAAGTTTTAGAAACATTACTTTAACTGGTGAGTTAGACGCAGGTTCGTTGGATGTATCAGGTGATGCAGATATTGATGGAACTTTAGAAACTGACGCACTAACTATTAATGGTTCAGCATTAAATTATAAAGCTTTTGGTACTTCTTCAATTATGTTTGGAGACAATGCTACAGGAACTATTGATGCTGCTAATTATAATACTGGTTTAGGTGTTAATGTTTTTGCAGCTTTAACATCTGGTGATGAAAATACAGTAGTAGGAGCAGATGCTGGATTAGCAATTACTACAGGTTCTTACAATGTAGCTATGGGTTATAGAGCATTAGATACAAATACAACAGGTGATTTTAATGTTGCTATAGGTAGGAGAGCATTAGATAGTAACACAACAGCAGATAACAACACAGCAGTTGGTTCAAGTGCATTAGAAGCAAACACAACAGGTGCTAACAACACAGCAGTTGGTAAAGGAGCTTTAGACGCAAACACCACAGCAAGTAACAACACAGCACTGGGTTATTTTGCTTTATCAGCGAATACAACTGGAACACTTAATACGGCGGTTGGAACTGCTTTATACAGCAACACTACAGCAGATAACAATACTGCAATGGGTTATGATGCTTTAGGAGCAAATACTACAGGTGATACAAACGTAGCACTTGGTAAAGACTCGATGAAGTCTAATACTACAGGAACTAACAATACTGCGTGTGGTGCTAGAACACTTGATGCAAATACAACTGGTGTTAATAATGTTGCGGTTGGGGATATGGCACTAGGAGCAAACACAACAGCAAATAATAACACAGGAATTGGTACAAATGCTTTAGCAGCAAATACTACAGGTACTACCAATACAGCTATAGGTTCATCTGCTTTAGCAGCAAACACTACAGCTAACTCTAATGTTGCTATTGGTACAGATGCTTTAAATGATAATACTACTGGAGCTTTAAATGTAGCAATAGGAACTTATGCACTAGACACAAACACAACAGCAGAAAGAAACACAGCTATTGGTTATGCTGCTATGGATGCAAATACAACTGGTGCTTATAATGTAGCAGTCGGAGCAAATGCTTTAGATGCTAATACCACAGCAAATAACAACACCGCAATGGGTTATCAAGCTTTAGGAGCAAACACAACAGGTGATACAAATGTAGCAATCGGTAAAGACTCAATGCTGTCTAATACTACAGGAACTAACAATACTGCGTGTGGTGCTAG